TTCCACAAGCAGACACTACTGGTGCAACCTTACAAATTCAATTAAGAGATTTTTATTTTTTCTTAGAGTCAATGCCTGCTCCAAGAATGCTTGTTACACAAGTTTCTTTAAGTTACGCAATAAGTTTGCTTCTTGATTATATTGGCTTTAGTAATTATTCATTTAATAGAATTGGTTCTGAGAATGATCCAATTATTCCATATTTTTTTATTGCTCCCGATCAAAATGTTGCAGAAGTTTTAAATCAATTAGCAGTTTCAACACAAACAGCAATGTTTTTTGATGAGTATAATAATTTTATTGTTATGAGTAAAAATTATATACTTCCAACTATTGAAGATAGAAGTACCAATATGGTTTTATCAGGAACAAATAATCAAACACAAGATGGAATTATAGAAAATCAAACTAGCGGAACACTGCCAAATATTTTTGAAATAACATCAGAAAATAAAAAAGTTTATAATAATGGAAAAATAAATTATACAACAAGATACATACAAAGATCATATGGATCAGTAAAGCAAGCAAACATGATTGATAAAGAACAAACATGGATTTATAAGCCAGTTCTTTTATGGGAAGTTGCAGGAACTGATAATTTAAAAACAATTAACTCTATAGTTTCAAAACAAGGAAGTTATGTACTTGGCGCAATGCCTTTAAATTCAGACTTAACAGACTCAGAGCCAACGGTTGTAAATAATCAAATAACAAATAACATTATAGATATTGGTGAAAACGTTTATGGTCTAACAAGATATAATGGTTTTCTTTATGCTAATGGTGAAATAGTTAAATATGATGCAGCAGAATATAGCGTAACTGGCATTGGAAATGTTTGGATTTCTAGCAATCAAGAGTATCAAAATTATTTTTCTTCTTTGCCTTTTAATGGAAAAATATATCCAACTGGATTAATAAGAATTTATACTGAGCCATATTATGAAACAGTTGATGGAGTTACTCGTTTAAAAAACGGAAGCGTATATCAACATGGTCGTGCACAATTTGGAACAACAATAGCAAATCATTCTGCTGGACTTTCATCATATTGGTCTAACAATGATTATGTTCGTGGTTGTGATATGAAGGCAGAATATTTATATACAACTACATTGTTAGATGATATTACAAGACCAGCCACAACAACTGGTGCAGCAGGAGTTAATAATACAAAAGCAAGACAAGCATCTAGAAATGGAATTATTAAGAATTTTTCATCATCTGCTTTTTTAACAGAAACAGATGTAAATAAACTAACATCAACACAAAGCGGTACAGTTCAGTCATCAGCATTTATTATGAATGGTCCATCATTTACGAATACAGAAACTCCAATTAACTTTGTTTCTTATGTATATAAAGAATTAAACAATTCATATAAACATTTTGGAACAAGAATGCGTATAGTTGGAAAAATTGAAAACAATGAAAACAGAACACAAACGCCAATTGGCAGCACAACGTTTTATCAAGTAACTGGATCAGCACCAGATAAAAATGTTAGCATTGGTGGTGGCTCTGGTGGAATAGCAATGTTACTCAATCCAACAACCAACAACGGCTATTATTTTGAAATTGCAGCATTAACAGAAAAAAATATAGAGTCTTATTTAAAATTAAATACAAATCGTCAATCTTCAATTGAAATTAACAATGTTGTTTTTTATAAAATTAAAAAAGATTCTTCAAACACAAATGCAGTTCCAGTAAAACTTTGGGGAGGGTTATCAAAAATTGTTGTTGATGATGGTAGATTTACTGGACAGTATCGCATGGTTTCAGAAGAAACTCCAACAGTCTATGACCTTGCTGTTGAGTATGAAGATATTGGAAATATAAGAAGATTCTATCTTTATATAAATAATAAACTAATTAAAACTGTTGATGATACAGATCCACTACCAGTTTATAACAACTCTGCTCTTTTTGTCCGTGGCTCATCAAGATGTATGTTTGAAAACTTTTACGCATTATCAGAAAACTATTCACAAAATACAGTGTTTACAGTTGGCGAAAACCTATCATCGGCATTTGGTGCAACAGAGGTCAATGCTTCTGAGTCATTTAGAAAATATGCAATGAGTGGCATTATAAAGTCAACCTATTTATCTGGCATAAGTTCTCAGCAACCACCAAAGTATAATATGTATTTTGAAGAGTTTGGAACAACCATGAGGGAATGTGCATACTTTGATATTAAATACGATCGTGCATATCCAGCATTATATTCTAAATTAAGCCCAACACTTAATAGATTAAAAGGATACGTAAGTTCTGGATTTTATGCAGACTCATATGGTGCAGAATTTTTAATATTTAATGCAACAGATACATCACTAAACTTAGATGAAACTACTGGAAACTATTTAAGAATTCAAGGTATAACATTTACACAGGATACAACTCACGAATTAACTGTAGATGAATATTTTAGAAAAAGAAGTAATTTATTAAATCAACAGTTAGATAGTTCTTCTGTTGTATATTCTCCCCTTGTTGAACAATCAAAATATGATGAAATTAAACTAAGCAGAATGATATACGGAAACAATGACTTTACACTTGACACTCCATATATACAGACACAAGACGATGCAGATGAATTAATGAATTGGATTGTTAATAAAATAATGAAACCAAAACAACTTATTGGAGTTAATATTTTTCCTAATCCAGCAATACAACTTGGTGATATTGTTACAATTGATTACAAAAATAATGACAACATAAATCTTGTTGCTTCAGATGATTTAAGATTTGTTGTGTATAATATACAATATTCAAGAACCACTTCTGGTCCTGAAATGACATTGTATTTAGTGGAGGTGTAAAATGGGTGCAGATAGTGACTATGATAGAAAAAATTCGTACAATCCGTTAGCGTCAATAAAGGCTTCACCAACTAATTCGGCAGAAAAAGCCTTTGATTCTGCTATGGCAAATATGGATAAAGTTTTAGCAAATCCAGATGCAAACCAAAAAGAAATTTTTAAAGCAATGGATAGGCTTAATAATGCAACAGATAAGTATGCAAAAGATATACTTTCAAAAATAGGTTCTTCTAGTACCACAGAAAAAAATACTGGACCAAGTGAAGGAATTAGTACTGGTAGGGGTGGTGGAGGAAACTTAACAGCAACTCCGATAACACCAGTATCGGCTATAACATATACACCTCCAGCGCCTCCAGTTAAAACAGCAACCCCAGACATTGTATTGTTTAATGATGAAACTGTACCAATAGAAGTTATGGAAGATTTATTATTTGAAAACATTGGTGGACAAGAACTTATTAATATTGCTAGATCTGATACCATTAATGGTCAGCCAATTTCATATCAACCAATTAAAAATATATCAGCAATTCAGCAACAATATAACCCTAATAATATAGTTAGTCTTCAGCAAACATCAAATAGATTTTTTGCGGGATTTTCAATTAAACTAGAAGATAAGATTCCAAACGAGGGTAACGGATCAAATGGAAGCAACATTTATATAGATACAGATAACGGTAATCTAACAATAGAGTTAGTTAAGTTAGAGGCTGACGAACAAGTAGAGATTCAAATTGTTACAAATGGTACAATATATGAAGACACAATAGAGGGATTTACTTCATGATAACCGATATAGGCAAGGGCATTATTGCCAAATACATGCTTGGGCAGGCTCCAGCATATGCATCATACATTGCTATTGGCTGTGGTGGTACCCCGCTATCTTCAGGAGATACCCCTGCAGATTACTCAACTAAAACTAATTTAGATTTTGAAATGCTACGTGTGCCAATATCTTCAAGAGGTTTTATAAATGAGGACGGGCTTGATAAAATAGTATTTACTGCAGAACTTCCAACAGAAGAAAGATATGAAATTAGCGAAGTTGGAATATTCTCTGCAGGATCAAACCCATCTGCTGGAGCAAAAGATAGTAAAACAGTATTTGGATTTACATCAACAGAAAACTGGCAATACCATACTGCATCTGCTGCAAGTGCAATACCAGCATATACTGCAGCGCTAGATGCACCAGCGTATGATAATATTATTGCAATTGCTGAACCAGTTTTTCAAACAAACATAGATAACCCTATTTTTTATAAAGAACCAAGAGCATCTAGATATGAAAGAGCAAGGTTTTTAAATAATACAATTTTAATTCAAGGAGATGATTCTAATTTAACATTATCTGCAGGCCATCTTGTTGTTCAGGCTGGATCAAATCATCTTCACCTTACAAGTCCCAATGTTGATTTTTCAAGAAACTCACCAATAGATGAATTAAGGTTAGCATTTTCTTTAGTAAGTTTAGATGGCGACTCAAGTGCAGAACCTGATTCAGTTAGAATTCTTGTTGATTTTGCGTCAACAGATGCTGGATCTGGAGAGTATGCTAGGTTTGAAGTTAACTTAGTTGATGGTGTTGGCGGAATTGATTTTGCAACAAATAGACATTATATTGTAACAAAGCAATTACAAGAATTATATACATCGGCAAACTTTACATGGGACGCTGTTACAGTTGTAAAAATATATGCATGCGTTATTGATGCAGGATCTCCAGTAGACGACTACTATATTGCCCTAGATGCAATAAGATTAGAAAACATTGGAACCTTGAATCCACTTTATGGATTAACAGGATACTCAGTTATACAAACAACAGATGGCTCAACAGTTGTTAAGCCACCCAACACAAGCAACTATATTGAGTTTAGATTTAGTATAGACGTTACTGGCGGAGCGACTTCATAATGGTTGATGCTGGAATTAAAAAGGCTGTTATTAAAAATAAAGACTTGCCAAATGTAAGTTTTAACGACACTGAATTATTTTATGATGTTAGGTATAGAGTTATATCTGACGACAAAAACCGTACATCTCAATACTCTCCAATTACAAGACTCGTTGTTCCACCAACAAGCGTTGCAGAGATGCCATATACAAGTGACGCCAGAATTATTATAAAAGATTTGGGAACTGCTCCAAAATTAATAACATCTATTTGGACATTTCCAACACCAGCAGAATATGACGTAGATCCAGATGTTGCAAAATATGAAGCAATATTTTCTGAGGTTGATACTTTTGATGTTTGGGTAGCCTGGCAAGTCGGCGGAACTTGGGGAAGTTATTCATATTACACAACAACCACATCAAACAGTATTTCAGTGCTTCAACTTGCTAGTAGTCCAACAGGCATTAGAGTTGCAGTTCAAATACCAACAAATAACAAAGTTTACGATACAAGACTTTCACTCTTTCAAAAAGAGAAAAGCATATAAAAGGAGAATAATATGGCAAAGGTACCACTACCAGAAAGAGGGCAGCCACTAGATGTTACATACATCTATCAGTTGGCAGACGCAGTAAATGATTTATCTACACAGGTATCATCTGCTACATATAACTATACAACTATTGATACTGTCTCTGCTGGCAAACAAAACATTAAAACATCTGAGGCAAGAGTCGTTGGTGGCTATGTAGAAGTAGCAAATAACTCTACTGTTACCGCAGCATCTGAAAAAACATTTTCATATGACTTTCCAAGTGATTTTAAATATTCACCAATTGTTTCTGCAACACCAGTAAATATTGGAAATACACCAGCAGGACAAAATGTTAGCGTTATTCTTAAAACAATAACAACATCTAGAATTGAAGGCGTTGTTAGATTTGGTGCATCTGGAGATCTTTCTTTAGCAGTTCACCTAATCATTATTGGCATACCAAATTAGTAATATGATTAATTGTAAAAAATGTAGTGGGCGTTTGTTTATTGATAGGCAGTATAGCGGTGTTCAACATATAGAAACATATTGCATAACATGTGGATCAAGAAATTTTTTTCACCCTCCAACAGAAAGTGAAGAAGGACGATGGTTACTAGCAAAGGAATTATCCAGAGCGAAACATACAATAACGAAACTATAATAAAGGGTAATAAAAAAATATGGTTTCTTAATGGTGACTTAGTTCGTCTTCATCACAGTTCAAGATCTACTGGTTTAGTTTCTGTTTATAATATAACTAAAGATAGACTTGAAACATGCCTTCGTGCAGACTTTAGAAAAAATAGAGAACGAGCCTATACTGTTGCTGAGACTGCTAAGTTAATTAATCGTCA